CTCATCCATATTGCTGGCATCTGGATCTGAATAAAAATTCCAGACACTTACATGCGAAGTAGAAGGTACTGTTTTAATTAAAGGAGAGTATTCTCCATCTTCACCCCAGTTCGCATATTCTTTATCCACAGCAAAAGGTCCCTTCATGATACCAGTACCAAAAAGAGCCATCTCAAATGCAGTAGACCTTAATTGTTTTGAAGCATTGCTTTCATCTAGCTGATCCTTAATTTTCTTTTCCATCTTCTTAGCAGCAATCATTGCTGGACTAAATGTAGCTGAAGTAGGAGTAACACCGGGACCTTCATTTAAATTTTGAATACCCGAAAGTTCTTCTGTGAGAGGACCTAATCTTTCTTGTAGTGTTTTAAATGTTGCTCCGGGAGGCAAATCTCTGCCATCACCTTTGTAGCCATAAGGAGAAAAATCAGGTACTGCGTCTCTGAGCTTTGCTTCACTAGGATCAAAATGCACGTCCTCCACTACGCCTTCTGGAAGTACAGTTGGATCTACACTGATTGGGAAATTGTTATTAGAAAATAGAACATCTACAATTTGACCATAAGCTGCAAGAGTTTTAGTCTTTGTAACTTTAATAAAGACTCTGCTTTTCTCTGCTTCGGTAAACTGCACATCAGGACCGTATAGTCCACGATAGTTACGATAGGCACGTAACCATCTTTCTTCATCATTGCGTCTTGTAGTCTCAGCCTTATGATACTTTTCTAATAAAAGCTGTACCATAGGACCCGCTACTTTGTCCTCATCATTAATATTATCAACGTCTTTTAAATTAATGGATTCGTCTTCAGTATAATTCTTTTCTGCCATTCTATGTGCCTTTAATATCCAAATGTGGGATCAGCTAATGACATCCCAGACTTCTGGTGTAAGGGATTGTAATCCCATAAGTTACTTCTAGGTCTACTCATAATACCATACCGAAGAGCATCATACAAATGATCTTCTGACTTTGTATCAATATCTTCTGGATTGTGTTTATCCAGAGGAATGATAGGAAGCTGGGCAATTAAATTCGTACAGTTACTAGTTATAACCAATCTTGGCTCTTCTGTAAACTGATCTACCTGTAATCGCCTGTGTATTTCATTCTTACCTGAAACACGACTGCCTGCACTTCTATCTGCGGGTCTCCACCGACACCCTTGCTGAATCATTTGTTCCGCTAAGGATGGACCAGTGTCTCCCCTCTTATGCCAACATGACGAATCGAGTACACCATACCGAATCGTTCCATCATTTTGTTCTAATTCTAAAATCATGTTAGCTAAATCTCTAGCCAACACCTTACTTACGTACAATTCCCTGTAAACAACCAGCTGTTCTGCTGGAGTTACAGCAAACCAGACAACTGCTGAGTAAGAACCGTAGCCATAGTCACCCGATCTGAACTTAACCCAATTTTTAGGTATGTCCATCGGATCAATAACGTGTATTTTCCGATTAAACTCAGAGAATGCTGCTCCTTCTGATACATCCCAGTTACCCTCCAGCAATTGCTTACGTTGATGCTCTGGTAAAGAGAGCAACATTGTTTCATAATCCCCTTGTTGAGCAAGATAGGGGTTATCTGCCAACATAGCAGGTATGAATCTACGTCTAAACAGAGGCTGTCCGTCTTTACTGTGCCCCTTGGGGTACTTTAATACGTCCCCAGTCTCAATATCGGTAGCCCAAAACGATTTTCCCGGTATGGATGGGTCAATAAACATCTTCTTTACCCATGCATGACCCGGTCCACCGGGGTTGGTTGTGGCTCTCATGTAGATTGGCAGGTCTGATGCTGTACTACGTAGACGAGAACGCATATAATTCCATGCAAATGGGGTACTCCACTGCGTCAACTCGTCAAAACCTACCCAACTAAACGCTAAACCTTGGTACCTCAGTACATCTTCGTCTCTATCGAGGTACGAAAACCACAATCTTGCCCCACTTGGTGCTACCCACTGCATCTTTCTCTCTGACCACTTGATACCCGGATAGATCTGGGGGTATATTTCCTGTGATTTCCAGATCAACTCACGCAATTCTTCAGTGGTATGACGCAATAACAACCCACTAAACTGTGAATGTCCCATATATCGCAGGGGATCAGCCAACATCGCATAACTTTTACCACCTCCAGCTGCCCCACCGTACAGTACTTCACGCTCAGGTGCTGCTAAGAACGCTGTTTGTGGACCTGAATTAGGTTTAAATATTACATTTTGTTCACTAATATCTGGTACATGTATTTCATCACCAGTACTCTTCGCATTCGTCTCCTCCATCAATTCTGTTGAGGACGGCTCTTGCTTGTCTTGTTGCTTTGCCACCAAGTCTTTTTTCGTGCTTTTCCGCTTCTTCAATGGCTTTTCTATATTTGGCAGCCCAGCTTCTGAGAGTTGAAGCTTTTGTCTGGTGATACTGCTCATGTTTTATCCTGCTTAATAATCCTACGTGTGATATATACCTACCAGTAACTTTATTCAACCAAGCAGCAACTTCCCTAGAAGGATACTGCTTTAGATATTTCTTTGCTTTTTCTAAAGCATCTAACTCTAACGGTATTGGATCAAGCATCAACGGATCTGTCTCCGATGTCTTGTAACCAAAGGGTGCTTCAAATCTACCGTTTAGTTTGGGAATTGATATATATTCCCCCTTCTCTTGTGCATCTTTAGGTTGTGGCAGTATCCATTTACCGATGGTAGAACGGGTTGCCATGTGCTACTCCTCGTCTGTTTTTTCCTTTGGTGGAAGAATCATTAGACCATTCGTAGCTTCAACCTGTAATTTCTCAGTTTTAACCAAGCCTACTCGATCCAATAGATCCTTAGCAGCACTTAGTTTATCACGCAATCCTAATTCTGTCGGGTCAATCATACCACTGACAAGTGACATAGCTGCACGAGGTGCATTACGTGCCATGTACAATTGGGTACGTTCCATGATCTCATCTTTAATACCTTTGATGATTTCCGATGTTGGGCTATTTTCTGAATACCCTGCTAACTCTTTAGCACGTACTACATCGCCACCTGCTTGTTCAAACAGAACCTCTAAAAATTTAGTTTGTTTATCTGTGAGTTCTCTACTCATTGTACTTTCCTAAAAGGTTTTACTTTTTTAGCAATTGTTTTGGGTTGTGCAACAAACTGTTTACCTTTTGCTTTGCCCACTCGCTTAGCTTTTGACGTTGCCGCATATTCCGCAGGAGTAAGAGCTTTAATAGCAGCCTCTGGTAAATACCTTTCCCCGGTCTTGGAGCTTGGCTTTCCTGATTTAGTACGCCACTTTTGTGCACCCCATGACTTAAGAGATAGCTGACTTTTTTTAAGTGCAGCACTCACTTATAGCCCCCACCAGCTGCCTTGTATTTCTTAGCTACTAGCTGTGCTTTTCTAGCTGACCACTGACCTGCAGCAGTTCCATGCGTAGCTGCAGACTTTACCTGCGATACAATCTTCTTACGTAACTCAGGCTTGGTATAGTTACCTGCTGCATTTACTTTTGATTTAGTTTTAGTAGCCATCGTCTATTCCTTATTTGAAGGATCAAAATATTCTTCAACGGTTAAGATAGCCGACATAGTTGAACCAGCCTCCGGTGTAGCAGTTAGAAAATCGCCTTCATTAAAAATTAAATAACTTGTATCAAATTTTAAAAAATTATGAGAGGTTAATATATATCCACTAGTAATAGAATATGCTGTAGAGGTAGTGATATCATTCCATTGAAGGGTTATTGTTTTATTGCCAGAAGTCCCATTTGATACTAACAGCAATACTAATTTAGACGTATAGTTATTTGGACACGTATAAATAGTATTGGAGGTGCCCGCAGTTAAATTAACTCCAAGACTTCGCAGCTTAGGCAAAATAGCTGTAGTCATTATTTCTTTTTAGCCTTACGTGCTTCAGATAAAGCAATGGCAATAGCTTGCTTACGAGACTTGACTACAGGTCCCTTCTTGCCAGAGTGCAAAGACTTATCCTTAAACTCCCCCATTACTTTTTTTACTTTTGCTGCTTGCTTATCTTTTTTCACCATACCACCCTTTTTGTATGTTGCATTTGGGGTACTTAGTGTTGCTGATTTCTTTCGACCTAGTAGATCTTGTACTGCTGCAATACGTTTATT